GTCCTCGTGACCTTGTATAGTAAGGATGTACAATTTATTCAAACTCACAAGCCTCCCTATAAACATCTTTCATAATATTTTTCACGACTTCTTTGTCTAAATTAAATTCCGCATCTTCAATATATTTATTTAAAAGTGTCAAGGTATCTTCACATTCATCGGAGGAAAACTCTACCTCTTCATCATGAATAGTAAAATTCTCAACAACCTTTAAATCAATACACCCTGCCTTATCAATTTTATCAACAAACTTATCAAATTCAAATTGACTAGATTTTTTGCGAACAATAACCTTTACAATTTTATCTTTTAAATATCTTGCATCATAGAGTTTAGTATTAGTATCTTCATAATATACCTTCTCAAACATAGTATAAGGATTTTCTATAAACTCCAATCCAAAAGTTTCCGTATCAAATATATGGAATCCTCTTTTATCTCCTGCATCATTCCAATACATTTGATAGGGATTGCCTAAGTAAAATACTTTACCATCATTGGATCGTGTATGGTAATGTCCAGAAAATACTACATCTAATTTCTTGAATGCACTAACATCCATATTCATATGTGCATTTGTCTGAACCATTCCAGGAAATAATTGAAATCCATTCAACTCCAAATGACCAAATGCAGATCTACATTTAGTATTCTTAATTACTTTTACAGATTCTTCAAAATTATCTTGACATATCCAAGGAAGTAATAAAGTTTTAAATCCATCGATATCTACTTCTGTAGGTCCAGAATATCTAACAATATTATTATATGAAGAAAGTAAAGAATCTACAGCATTTACTTCATTAGTGTTCTTATAATAAACATCATGATTGCCTACGATAGTATACACCTTATTTTTAAGACGTTTAAACTTATCGTAGACATTCTGTTTTGCCCAATCTAATGCCCAAAAATCTACATTCTTACGATTATCAAATGAATCTCCAAGATGAATTACATTTTTAATCTTTCTTTCCTTTATAGTTGGAAAGAATATATCATCATAGAACTTTTGAAAATAATCATGGAATATTTTACTTCCTTTTCTGGCACCGAAATGAGTATCGGTAATCAGAGCAATCTTCATGAATAAAGTTTCGTTTGTATATTTTCTTTAATTGTGTTATAGTCGGATGTACTATAGTCTCCGTCTGCACTAAAGACCTCATCAAAACCAGATCTTTCAATAATCTTTGATCTTATATCCATCTGTCTCTTTTCTTTTTGTATTCTACGAAGGAAAGCATAATGAATTATCTGAGTGAAATAAGCAAAAGGATTAGAAGATTTCTCTGGATTAAAGTTTTTAATGTACTGTACACAGTTTTCTATTCCATCACAAATCATGTCCTCTCGGAACATGTAATTAACAAAGTTTGGTTTATATGAAAGATGAGTTGCTATCTTAAGAAAGCACTCTCCAAGATAATTGGTTATACGAGGACGATCCTCTCCTGCTTCTTCTGCTGCTATACACTTATTTCTGTAAATAACAATTGCTTCAAGAAACTCTTTGTTGTTTACATAATGTTCAGATTTACGTTTACCTCTTGCCATTTCATTTGTTTCCTTTGAATGTGCTTACATTATAACACAAAAGTACCTAGCTTGACAAGGTACTAAATTACCTGTACAATAACTCTGTAAGGGTTCAGGGGGATGACTTATATAGCTTCTCTAGAAATACTCTAGCATCAGATACAGAAGATAAGAAGCCCATATTTTCATTTATATCAGTTCTATTAGAAATTCTATCTTTATCTCTTAAGAATTTGTTGTATACATTTATAAGATGTTTATCATGAACTTCAGTCATAGTCATAACCTTATCCATATTCATAACAAAAAGCGAATCGTCCGAAATTTTTAACCAAGGATTAATTCTAACTGCACTAACTCCTATTTGACGTATTATAATATTTTCAAAAGTTACAGGACAATCCAACATCAGAATAGTCTTATCTTCCTCTTCACATGGTTGTACTTTGGCGAATATTTCTTCCCCCGAAACCAATTTCAATACTGCGTAGAATTCTTCTTTATCCATTGTTCTTTATGTTTATCTGTATTATTTCATAGTTAAATTTTTCTTCGTTGTAGATTTTGATTCTTTCAACTAGATGATTGAGGGTGTAGTTTTTTCTTGAGTTGTAAGTAATATCGTCGGCAATGTCATATAATACTGCTTTCTTTTTATTGTCACCCTTCCTAAGAACTCTTCCAATGCTTTGAAGGTTTCTAATTCTCGATTTCGAGGGAGACGCAAAAATAACATTATGGAGATTCTTAATATTGATACCAGTACTGAATGTACCATAAGATGCAACGATAACTGCATTTGATTCATTTTCAGTAATCTCTCTTACTCTTTCTCTCTCTTCAGCTTCAACACCACCGTGTACATAAAATACTTGTCTTCCATGTTTTACAGAACTATTTATAGATTCATATAATATTTCACCATGTGTGGCAACCCGACTGAATAAGACAAGAGTATTACCTTTAAGATCTAATACTAGATTTTTAATAAAATTATTTCTCTTAGGATGTCCTATAATGTATTGCAACTCTTCTTCATAAGTTTCAAATTTTTGATCATTATGCTTAAGTATCAATACTCTTATTTGCAATTTAGAAAGATGTCCTTTATCAATAAGGTCTTTAGTTTGAGTTACCTTGTATGATGGTCCAAAAAGACCTTCTAATACCCACTTATGAGTTTGGGATCCATCTAAAGTTCCAGTAAAGCCATATCTGTACTTTGCATCATCCATCTTTGTCATGATGCTTACAAGGGATTTTGATTTAAATAAATGTGCTTCATCACCAATAGCAACATCAAAATCTTTAAAGAATGGTCTTTTCAATTTATAAATGGATTGCCACGTAGTAATAGTAACTGGATATTCATTTGTCTTTTCTCTACCAGAATATATTTTATGACAATATTTTTCTGCATTCCAACCATAGTCTTCAAAGTCTTTAAACATCTGTTCTACTAAAGAAGTAGTAGGAACAACTAATAAAACTTTCTTTTTAGTTTCTACATGATATCTTACAACAGAATAAATCATTAACGATTTTCCCGATGCAGTGGGTGATATCAAAAGTTTTCTATTATATCTTAATGCATCGTATACAGCATCTACCTGATAACTTCTTGGTTTGTGTCGTGATATCTTGGTCATATAAGACTTTACACCTTCACGAGATATAATATCATTTACTTCAAAAGGTGCTCCATAAAATTCATTATTCTCAAACTCTAAACTATATTCTGATTTTCTTGCCCATGAAGTTATCTTATCTACAAGACCACCATAAATTTCTCCAGTAGCAGGAGAGAACAAACGAATTTTACCATCCCAATACTTACTACGGTACTGTGGCATAAACTTTGCACCAGGAACATCAAATGTAAACAGATCCGTCAATTCCTGATTGATATGTGGTTCTGCTTTTACAGTCACATATACTTCATTCTTTTTACGAATAATAATATCAGTCACTGTATCCCCTAATGAATTTTTGCCACTCAACCGCATTTTTAATTTGAAAAGTGCGATTATTGATAGTCTTAAGGATGCTATCCAAATAACTAATCATTACCTGATAGTAATCTACCTTAGAGATCAATTTAATTAAATCCTCATCCGCATCCATATATTTGTCAACATCTTGCCTTAAGACCTTATGGTCAAAAGGTTTGTCAATATAAATTTCAGGATCTGCCTTTCCTGTGTAATATTGCCACTTTTCTTTCTTTAATACCTTAAATTTATTCTCCTCCATTTTTTTAAGAAGAAGAAATTTATTTAATATTCTATAATACTTTGCATGTAATGCAGGAATATTGGTAGACTCAGTATGTAGATTATCTGCGTCTAATTTTGAATCCTCATTCCATAACGACTGAATTTCATCAAGATCCATAAAATCATGTTATCACCTCTATATCATATATAGAATACTTAAAAGTAGCTGTGGCCGTAGCATATTCAATATCTTCTTTTGTTGCATCAAAGTTAACTGCAGATAATCCTACAGGAAAAACATCCTTAAAATTGACCTTTGCTATTTCATTAAAAGCACTATTGTAAATGAGTAAAGTTGCATCAGAATATTCATTATATGGGGATCTACCACTAGTATCTTGAATGTACTGATCCTCTCTTTTTAAATTTGAAAATTCTTCAATGTCTGCTGGATAACCTAATCCTCGCATCCACTTGTGAACTTCAAGATAGTTCTCTAAATTTTCATCTATTATAAATCTTAAACTAAAATCCTCATAAGACATCTTATCACCAGGAACTGGTATGTCTTTCAAATAGGTTGGTTGTAATGCAAATCCTAAATTGATACCAGGAATCATAGCAGAGTTTGAAAGAAAGTCTGCTTTAGGTACTTTACTAATAGCAAACTTAAATCCTACAGGGGATAAAAAGTTTCTATTTGATAGTTGTGTTACTTTCCAATTTTGTGGCATTATATTTGCCTCCCATATTTAGCAATCACTATATTTTCTAAAGATTGTTGTTTTTCGTCAATAGATCTTAAATCAATAGGAGGTTCAAATTGTCTTACTTTACCATCAGAACCAACAATAGATTTACGTTGACGAGGTGGTGCTTGCTCATCAATTGGATCAAAATCACTTACATACTTTCTTCTTTCTTCTTTTTCTCTATCTTTTCTCCATTGACTAATTTTCTTCTCACCAGGACTTTTGGCATCTTCATTCTCTTTCCTTTTCTTTTCAGCCTTAGCCCTATCAGAATCATCTCGAAACTTTTGCCAAGTTTTTCTTGCGTAAACTCCTAGACCTGCCATTTTACTTTCCTCCTTCCTCTACTTGTTTCTTCTTAGCAGCATCTGCCTT